GAAAGCTGTCTACATAAAGAAAGGGATAAATAAAATGTCCCTTTCTCAAGTAGAATGGTTCATTAAAGATATAATAGATAAAGGGATAGAAGAAGGTAAAAAATACGCCTATAAAGATGGCATTAAAGAAGGATTAGAGCTAGTTAAAGAAGCTTTAAAGGAATTGTACGGATTTGGAGATAAGAGAGTTAAGAGAATAGAAGACTATATAAATTTAAAATTAGAAGAAAGTAAATAAAGAGGTTTACTTAAAGGAGCAGGACATGATGAAAAGTTTTTTTAAAATAATAAGAGCTACAAAAAAGGTAATAGAGTCTATACATTTAGTAGTCTTAATAAGCTTCTTGAACTTAACAGATAAAGAGAAAGCTATTAAGTTATTAGAAGAAAATAAATAAAGAGGTGATGAAATGTTTTATCACTCTCAAATAAAAGCTATAAAAGAAACCAGAGAAGGTACGGAATTAATAATTAAGATACCCGAAAAGATAAAGGACAAGTTATCAAGTTGGAAAGAAAAAGGGGCATTAACAGCAGATATAAGATTTAATGATAATAGATATATAAATAGAGAACAACAAAAGAGGATATATGCAACTATAGAAGATATATCCAGATATACTGGAAACCCTAAAGAACTAGAAAAGATGGAACAAATAGCTAACTTTTGTTGGGATAGAGATATAGAATATTTTTCTTTATCTAATTGTAGTAAAGAAATAGCAAGAGATTTTACAGACTACCTAATACAAGTAGCCATATCTTTAGATATACCTCTTACGGATTTAGCTATAAATAGAGCAGAGGACATAGACAGGTACTTATGGATATGCTTAGATAAACGAATATGTTGTATATGTGGAAGAAAAGGAGAGATACATCATGTCCAAGCTATAGGTATGGGAAGAGATAGAAAAAAGGTAGATGATTCAGAGTATTTAAAAATGTGTCTATGTAGGGAACATCATATAGAGTATCACAAAACTGGTAGAGTAAACTTTGAGAATAAACACCATGTTCACGGAGTTAAATACAAGGAGGATTGAGTTTGCAAATAAAAGACAGCTACTACAAATCTACAGAAAAACTTCTATATAATTATAATATGTTAAAAGTAAGTATAGAAAATATGAATGCTGAAATAAGAGAATTAGAGAGTGAATCGGGAGTTACATCTATAGATTATGAAAGCGAAAAAATAGCTCCTACAAACAAAATAGGCAATCCTACAGAAGAAGTTGCAATAAAAAATATAACATCAATTGATTTGCTTAAGAAAAGAATAGAAAAGACACAGGATAAGATAGATAAGATGGATAGGGCTATTGAAAAATTAAGTGAATCAGAAAAACAAATAATAACTATGAGATACATAGACGGTAAACAATGGTTTGAAATAGCATATGAAGCTAATTACAACGAAAGATGGTGTAAAGAATTAAGAAAAAGGGCAATTAAAAAACTAACAATAGGAGTATATGGGTACACAGCACTTATCGAGCACCAATTTATAGAAAACATATAGTACAATAGTATTGTGGAGTAGTAAACAGAACATAGAAATAGAAGATTAACAATTTCATATCCATAATACCCCTTTCAACCCTGTTTTATTTAAATAGGGTTGTTTTTTATATAAAGAGGTGGATAGGTTTAAAGATTAATAAGAAAGCTATCTAGTTTGTGTACTAGGTAGCTTTTATTATGCATATAGCAAGGAGTGAATATATGTTTTGAAAGAAGAACATAAATGCAAGAGGTGTATGTGGGGACATTGGTTAGAAGATAAGGTATTTTGCATATTACCTAGATGTGTAAAAGAGAAAAGAAAAAAGAGGGCTAACAATTAACCCTCTTTATCACTAAGCCTAGATAATACATCAGACTTAAAAAATATTCTATCACGAGGAAATACTTTAATCGGAACTAACTTTTTCCTTCTGACTAGGTCGTCTATGTTTTGCCTGGTACAATCTAATATCTTAGTGGCTTCTGAGGTATTTATTAATTCATCAACTAGGAAATCTCTTAGATCGTCTTTATCCTTGAAATTATAAGACATCTTACTTCCTCCTTGTAACCATGATATTTAAAATTAAAGCTATAGCTAACAGAGTAAATTTAATATAATCTAAGAAAGATGGATTCTTGAAATCGCCATCTAGTATATTTAATATAACTAAGGCAATCAATATAATAGTTAAAGAATTTTTTCTCATACTTTCCAAGTGGTTGTGATATAATATATTTAGGGATAGGGGACTTAGTCCCCTATGTATATGGCTTACTTGTTTTGGTCTTTATCCTTTAACAACGCCCAAATTGTTAGGATTAAAACGACTATTTCAAGTAAGTCTTTTATTGTTTCAACCACTTCTTTCACCTCCTTTCTTAATTATATTATATCAAACTACTATGCGAATGTCAAGTAGAATATGGAAGCATTTCATATATTTTCTAAAACAATCCAGTTAAGATATAATATGAAGGATATTCCCTTTTTATGTAGAAATTTGTATATGAAAGGGGGATGAATTTGAATCATAAATACAAAGATGTGAATAAAGGATTTAGAAGGTACAATATAGCAAAAGCACTGGCTTTATTTATTCCTACAATAGTATCTATTATTACTATATCGATTGTTATTTTGAATGTAGGAATACTTAAGACACAAAATATAGGGCGTGGGAAGCAAACTGTAATAAATGTTTCTAAAGATACGCCTAATGCCTCATATAAGCAAATAGAAGCTTATAAAAATGAGATAAGACAGGAATATGAAAAATCTGCGAAAAGTATAGATGATAAAATAAATCTAGGATTAGCCATTATTGGAATTGCTGTTACTGTTTGGATTGGATTAAATATATATAATGTCATAGACAAAGACCATATTAAGGCAATAGAAGACAAAGCACAAGGTTTCAAGGATGAAATGAAAACAATAGAAAATGAAGTACAAGATTTCAAGGATGGAATAAAAACAATAGAAAATGAAGTACAAAGTTTCAAAGTAGAAATTGATAAATACAGGGATGAAATGTCAGATATTAAGCTAGATTACGATAAGTTATTAAGTAAACTAAAACTTAATGAAATAGAATTAGATTATAAAATAAAAAATATAAATTTTAGAAGATCAATAGAAAGTAACAAAGAATATATAGATGATCTTCATATAGATTTAGAACTTCTGATTAAAGCATATAAAAATTATATTGAAAAAATAGAAGAAGAGAAAGAATATCTAAAAGCCAACGGTGAAAGAATGGATTTCGTAACACAAACATTAAAGTTATTTTTAAAACACATTAATAGTAAAAAACCTACCATATTCATACATAATATAGAGACTTATATATTTCTTTATGAAGAGGAATTAGATAAGTTGCTTGTTAGAAAAGAAACGACTGGAGAAATAGTTAAATATAAAGATTTATATAAACACGAATACAAAGAGTTTGAACAATTAAAAAAAGAATTATTAGATAGTAAAGATAATTATATCTAAGAAAAGAGTCTTGAAGGCTCTTTTTTAATGCAATAAAGCAGGAGGATAAGCTATGGAAAAAGTTATATGCAATGAGTGTAAAAAAGAATTTGAAATTAAAGTGAGAGTAAAGAAACATAAACAAGGAATAGAAGAAACTTATTTCAAATGTCCGCATTGCAAAACTAAATATACAAGCATCTATACAAATGAAGAAATAAGAAAGTTGCAAAGCGATGTAAGAAGATTATTAAATAAATATTGCCTTGTAGGAACGGAGGAAGAAAGATCAAAGATAAAAGTTCAATTAAGTAATGTGAAATATAAACTTAAATTAAAAATGAATGAGTTAAAGAAGGAGATGAAAAATAAGGAATGAAAGTATCGGAAGAAAACATGAGGTTTAAGGAAGTAATGCGAACGGTAGAAAAAATAGGAGGTGAATTAAATGTAAGGTTAGATAGGATGATTGAAGAAACAGACAATTTAAAAGAAGCACTTGAACTTGAAGATAGCATGAGAAGAATAGAGATTATGATTACAGAATAGGAAAGTAGATGAGTTAATTGAGTAAAGAAAAGATTAAACTTAATGTAGCAGAAAAGATATTGTTTACTATAGTTGTAGCAGGTATAACATCTGTAGCACTTATACCTTGTTTGTATGTATTAATATTAATTAAAAGATTAGTGGGGTAGGTGAAGCATGAAGAAAATAATAAATCTAATAATCATCTTTGGGTTATCTATTCTCTTATATGGATGTACTGATTATAAATTAGTAGGAGAAGTAGAAGCTGTTGTAATAAGCAAAGAGTATAAAGAAAGTTATACAACTACAATGCCAATGATAATACCAACTGGAAAAACTATAATAACAACAATGAGATCGGAAATACATCCAGAACAATATAATGTTGAACTTAAGTATAAAGATGTAAGCACAACTATAAACGATAAAAGATTATATGAAAGTGTAAAGATGCAAGATAAAGTAAAGGTTAATTACTATACTTCAGAAGATAATAAAAATAAAAAAATAAGATATGAAAGCAAGGAATGATAGAAGAAGTTAAAAACTAATAGGGCAGGGGATATAAATGGGATAAAAAAACTATGTGCAAAAGTAAACTGTAATAACTTATGCGATATAGGACAAACATACTGCGACATACATAAGAACGATAACAGCAAATATTATGATAAGTATGTAAGGAGTAGAGATAGTGTAGACTTCTATAATAGTAAAGCATGGATCAAGGTAAGAGAGTTAGTGTTAAGCAAGTACAAAGGCATAGACTTATACGCTTACTATATGAAGGATGAACTAGTATATGCCAACACAATACATCACATAGTAGAGAGAGAAGAGGATAAGACACTAGAGTTAGACGTGGATAACTTGTTCCCTGTTAGTGCAGAGAGTCATAATACTATACATAGTTTATATGAGAAAGATAAGGAAGGTACACAAAGAATGTTAAGAGAAATATTAGAGAAAGCAAGAAAGGAGTTGGCATGATGTCAGATAAGAGTGTAAACAATACTACTAATCATAATACAACAATAGATATAACAACAGGTGGTTGGTTAGGTATGTTGACTATAGTATTTACTATAGCAAAGATACTTAATTTAATAGATTGGAGTTGGTGGCTAGTATTTGCACCAGTATTAATACCTACAGGATTGGCGGCAATTATAGTAGCTATAGTAATGATAAGAGGTTGAATGAAAGAGTTTGCTAAATGAGTGGACTCTTTTTTTATGCCCCCCCGGGGTTGAAAAATTTTAGAGAGACACGCCCGGACCGAGCCCTAGATTAGCTCGTAGAAAATTCCCTAAATGAAAATTTCAAGGAGGTGAGAAGGTGGCAAGACCAAGGCAACCAATAGAACTGATAATGGCTAAAGGAAAGAAGAATCTAACTAAGAAAGAAATAGAAGAAAGAAAAAATACAGAGGTTAGAGCCAAGAGAGATAATATAGTAGCTCCTTCTTACCTTACAGATGATTTAAAAGAGGAATTCAATCGTATAGCTAGTGAATTGATAAATATTGAAATCATGAGTAATTTAGATTGTGAAGCCTTAGCAAGATTTATAGTGTCAGAAAGTCAATATCAAAAAGTTACTTTAAAGATTTTAAAAATGAAAACTATAGGCCCTACCTATGTCGAACTATTAAAAGTTCAAGAGAAGCTATTTAAAATGTGTAGACAAAGTGCAAGTGACTTAGGCTTAACTATTAGCTCTAGGTGTAAACTAGTTATCCCGAAAAAAGAAGAAAATAAAGAAAAGACGGAAGAAGAAAAGATGTTTGGTAGTCAACTATAAGGTGGTGAGTAAGTGAATAAGGAGAAAGTATCGGCACAAGCCTTACAAAACACTGTAACACAATATGCCTTAGATGTTGTAAATGGCAAAATAAAAGCATGTAAAAAGCATATAAGGGTATGTGGAGTGTTTCTTAGAGACTTAAGATTGATGCATAAAGATAAATTTAAATACTACTTTGACATTGACGAACTTTATAGATTTTATAAATGGTCTGGAATGTTTAAGCATACTAAAGGAGTTTTAGCTGGACAGCAAATAGAACTAGTACCTTTTCAATTGTTTATTATAGCAAACATATTTTGTTGGAAGAGAAAAGACAACGATAGAAGAAAAATAAGAAAAGTATACATTCAACTAGCAAGGAAAAATGCTAAGTCTCAATTACTTGCATTAATCTGTTCGTATGAATGCTTCTTGTCAAAAGAACAACAAGAAGTTTATATTGCTGGATGGGGAAGAGATCAATCTACATTAGTTTATAATGAGGTTTTAAGCCAGATAAATGCAGTAGACATGTTAAAAGGTAAATTTACAGATAGTTATGGCAAAATAACTCATTTGAAAAGTGGATCCATAATAAAACCTTTATCAAAAGAAGCTAGAAAGGTAGGAGATGGTACAAACCCCGGAGTAGCTGTATTAGACGAATTTCACTGTCACGATACTAGTGAGATATATGATGTTTTAGTATCTGGAATGGTTGCAAGACCGGAGCCACTTATAGTTATAATTACAACAAGTGGATTTGATACTAGTAAACCATGTTTTAAAGAGTATGAATATGTTAGTAAGTTATTGGACCCTAATTCTCCAGTAGAAAATGAGGAATACTTTGCAATGATATGCGAACTAGATAAAGAAGATGATATCAAAGACGAAAGTAACTGGATTAAATCTAATCCGATCGTAGCTACCTATAAGGAAGGTATAGAGTTTTTAAGAAGTGAATTACATCAAGCTTTAGACTATCCTGAAAAAATGAGAAACTTTCTTACTAAAAACATGAATAGAT